ACGCGTGCAAAACCCGGCGAAGTTGAACGCAAGGCGGGAGGGATTGATTACGAGCCGCTGCTGAAGCTGCCGGATCCGCCCGGCTATCTCGGACCGGACGGGCGCGAGATGTGGACGCAACTCGGCGAGCAGTTGATGAAGGCGGGCGTGCTGCAAGTTCCCGACATGTGGATGTTCCGGCTCCTGTGCGGCCTGTGGGACCGCAATCAACGCGCGATGCGCGGCGAAGGGATGTTGGAGGTGCTGGCATCCGACAACTCCACGCTCCAGCGCTTGCTCTCGGAGTTCGGCGCATCACCTTCCTCGCGACGGCGCATCGCACCGAGCGGCAATGCAAAAGATCAAAACCCGTTCAACAAGTTCAAGCCGCAAGCAGTCGCCTGAGCCGGCCGACTACGTTGCGATCGCGTTCGCCTACGCAGAGGAGGCGATTGATGACCGCAAGCGCGATCAGTACGGCAAGTGGATCCGCCTCGCGGCGAAGCGCTTCATCAACGACTACAAGCGCTCGCAGCTGAAGTCGCCGCCGTTTTACTGGTCGCCGTCGCAGGCGAATGAGGCGTGCGAGTTCATCGAGCAGCTCCCGCACGTTGAAGGCAACTGGACTTCCAGCACGATCGTCTTGGAGCCGTCGCAGATCTTCTTCATCTGCAACCTCTTCGGCTTCCGGCACGCGAACGGCAACCGCCGCTTCACCACCGCGCTGTTCGCGGTCGCGCGCAAGAATGCGAAGAGCACGCTGGCCGCCGCGATCCTCCTATACATCTACTGCACGGAGCCGGAGAACGGCCCGCAGATCCTCTCCGCGGCCACCACCGGATCGCAAGCGCGGATCGTCTGGAACGTGGCGAAGCGGATGGTGGAGAAGACGCCTGCGCTCGCGGAGATGTTCACGCTCGAAGCCTTCGCGAATGCCATTGCGCGCTACGAAGTCGGCGGCACTTTCAAGCCGATCAATGCGAAGGCGTCCACGCAGGACGGACTCAACCCGTCCGCGCTCGCGTTCGATGAGCTGCACGCACACAAGAACAGCGACCTGTTCAACGTGCTCCGCTCCGCGGCCGGCGCGCGCGACAACCCGCTGTATCTGTACACCACGACCGAAGGTCACCAGACCGCCGGGCCGTGGCCGGACGTTCGCAAGTTCGCGTTCCACGTCCTGAACGAAGTCGTCCAAGCTGATCACTTCCTCGCGCTCTACTACGCGATTGATGAAGAGGATGACGACTTCGATGAGACGAAGTGGATCAAGGCCAACCCGCTGCTCGGCGCGAGCGTGACGCTGGAGAAGTTGCGTGAGTACGCGATCGAGGCGCGCCACCAACCCAGCCAGCTGTCGGAGTTCCGCACGAAGCGACTCAACCGCGAGGCGGCCGGCGCACGTGGATGGATTGATTTGTTGAGGTGGAAGAAGTGCGACGGGCCAGTGGATCTCGCGCGCATGAAGACGTTGCCTTGCGCGGCGGCATTCGACTTGGCATCAACTTCAGACATGTGCTCGTGGCGGCTGGTGTGGTGGGAGGAAGACCACTACTACACGTGGGGAAGGTTCTGGGTGCCGGAGTCCGCGATCAAGCAGCGCAATGAACGCGGCACCGTCAAGTACGAGCCGTGGGTCACCGCCGGACTCGTGACGCAAACCGAAGGGAACGTGGCAGACTACAACGTGATTCAAGCCGCGATCGTAGAAGACTGCGCGACGTTCAACCCGGTGATGATCGGCTACGATCCTTGGAACGCGCAGCAGATGGTCAACAATCTCTCGGAGTTGAAGCTGCCGCTGATGCAGTTCCGGCAAGGGCCGCAGACGTACCACCCGGCGATGCAAGCGTTGGAGCGCGCCTACACAGACGGCAAGCTCAGCCACGGCGGCGATCCCGTGATGCTGTGGCAGGCGGCCAACATCGTTGCGCGCAAAGACGTCAACTCGAATATGGCGCCGCACAAGGAGCGAAGCGCTGACAAGATTGACGGCATGGTCTCGCTATTGATGGCGCTTGGAATGGCGCTGGCCAACCCGGCGAAAAAAGAATTTCAAATGTTCTTCGCTTGACGATCAAAAATGTTGCTCGCCTTCCGCTGAACTTTTCGTCATACTCACGGCGCGCCTTCGCAGCGCCAGCGACGGGGATTGAAGTGACGCTCAACTTTCGCGCATTTCTTTTTTCGCTGGCACTTGCTCTCGGCATGGTGTGGCTGGTCGTCGGGAGGTGACGCGATGAAGACAGGTCGGGCCTATAGCATCCTCAACGTCAAGGCGATTGACGAAGACGAGGACAACTACCTCATCAGCGGCATCGCCACCACCCCAACTCCCGATCGCATGGGCGATGTCGTGGAGCCGATGGGCGCGAAGTTCGCGCTGCCGATGCCGCTGCTTTGGCAACACCAGCACGATGCACCTGTCGGCCGCGTGGAGTTCGCCAAGCCGCAAAAGAACGGCATCCCCTACAAGGCAACGTTGCCGAAGATCAAAGAAGCCGGCCGCCTCCGCGATCGCGTGGAAGAGGCTGTGCAGTCGATTCGCTACCGTCTCGTCACCGCCGTCTCGATCGGCTTCCGCGCGATGCGCGACAGCATGGAGTACATCGAGGATACCGGCGGCATCCGCTTCAAGGAATGGGAATGGCTTGAGCTTTCGCTCGTCACGATTCCCGCTAACGCAGAAGCAACGATCAAATCAATCAAGTCTCTCGACAGCAAGCTGCTGGCCGCGTCAGGCCACAAGCAGTCCACAGTCGCGTGGCTCGACTTCCCAGCCGGCGTTACGGCAAAAAATATCCGCAACATTACTTCCGGCCCGGAGGGCAATTCAATGAACATCGCAGAACAGATCAAGGCGTTCGAGGCGAAGCGTGCAGCTTCAGCCGAGCGCATGGCCGCACTGATGGAGAAGTCGGCTGAGGAAGGTCGCACGCTGGACGCGGCTGAAGAGGAAGAGTACGACACGCTCGCAACCGAAGTGAAGTCGGTGGACGCGCACCTCGTGCGACTCCGCTCGCTCGAAGGCGCGAACGTCGCGAAGGCGCAGCGCATCACCGTCAAGGCCGGCGAGTCGGCCGAAGGTGCCGCGGCCGCGCGCATCCCGCACATCGTGCAGGTGGACAAGCCGCTGCCGCCGGGCATCGAGTTCGCGCGCTACGCAATGTGCCTGGGTTCGGCCAAGGGCCAGCTCGAAGTCGCACACAACATCGCCAAGACGCGCTTCGCCGATACGCCGCGCGTGGTCAACACGCTGAAGGCGGCCGTCGCCGCCGGCACGACCACGGACAGCACGTGGGCCGCGCCGCTGGTGGAGTACAACCAGTTCGCTGGCGACTTCGTGGAATTCCTCCGGCCGCAGACCATCATCGGTCGCTTCGGTCAGGGCGGTGTTCCTTCGCTCCGCGCCGTTCCCTTCAACGTCAACATCCGCGCGCAGACCAGCGGCGGCGAAGGCTACTGGGTTGGTCAGGGCGCGCCGAAGCCCATCACCAAGTTCGACTTCGAGAACATCTACCTGCCGTGGGCCAAGGTCGCCAACATCGCCGTGATCACCGAAGAGTTGCTGCGCTTCAGCAATCCCTCGGCAGAGCTGCTGGTGCGTGACTCGCTGGCGGCCGCGCTGATCGCGCGTCTCGACATCGACTTCGTGGATCAGGGCAAGGTCGCGGTGGCGAACGTCTCGCCGGCTTCGATCACCAGCGATGTGGTCGCGATTCCCGCCACGGGCACCGGCACGGCCGCGGACATCCGCACCGACGTGAAGGCGCTGATGGGCGCGTACATCACGGCCAACATCACGCCGACGACGGGTGTGTGGATCATGTCCGCATCGACGGCGCTGGCGCTCTCGCTGATGATGAACGCGCTGGGCCAGCGCGAGTTCCCGGACGTGACGATGCTGGGCGGCACCTTCATGGGTCTGCCGGTGATCACGTCGGAGCACGTTGTGAGCGGCACGTCGGGATCCATCGTCATCCTCGCCAACGCTTCCGACATCTGGCTGTCCGACGACGGGCAGGTGGTGCTGGACGCGAGCCGCGAGGCGTCGCTGCAGATGCTCGACAATCCCACCAACAACTCGACCGGCAGCACCACTGCCACGTCGATGGTGTCGATGTTCCAGACCAACAGCGTGGCGATCCGCGCCGAGCGTTGGATCAACTGGAAGAAGCGTCGCAGCGCCGCTGTGCAGGTGCTGGACAACGTCTCTTGGGGCACCTGAGCCTGAGTGATTTTGTCGTGAGCTGAAGCTCAGGGACCGGCTCGTAATGGGCCGGTCCCTTTCTGCTGAGGAGGAGCCGATGCCGGTGCAAATGATCGCGCGCAAGCGAACCACCTACGCCAATCGCGATCTGCGACCGGGCGATACCTTCGAGGCATCCAGCAAGGATGCGGCAATATTGATCGCGATCGGTGCGGCAAAAGAAGTTGAGCCGCCGGCTGAATCGGATCCCGTCAGCTTGCCGTCTGTGGATATGTTGCCGCCGGAAGACTCGCTGCGGCCGCAGCGACGCCGACAGTATCGGCGACGCGACATGGCGGCGGAAGGCTCTGACGAATGAATGTAATTACGCGAGCTGTTTCACGGTTTGTCGCGAAGGCGACGCCGGCACTTCAATCACTCAGCTCCACGTGGCACTGGCCCACGGTCAGCGAGTCTTACGCGGGCGCTTGGCAAAGCAACGTCACCGTCGATCGCACCGCGGTCGGATCTTACTGGGCGGTGTTCGCCTGCGTCACCCTCATTGCAAAGGACATCAGTAAGCTGCCCGCAGTCGTGATGCAGCGCGACCGCTCGAAGGGCATCTTCATCCCAACCAACCTGCGGCTCGTGCTGCGCAAGCCCAACCACTACCAGACTTGGCTGGAGTTCGCGTTCACGTGGATCATGTCGCAGCTGCTCAACGGCAACACGTACGTGTTGAAGGAGCGCGACCCAACAACCAACTTCGTCGTCAAGATGTACGTCTTGGATCCGGGCCGCGTGACGCCGTTGGTCGCGCCGGATGGATCGGTTTATTATCAGCTTCACGCCGACAACCTCGCTGGACTCCCGGCGCAAGTCACCGTGCCGGCGAGCGAGATCATTCACGATCGGATGTACACGCTGTACCATCCGCTTATCGGCGTCTCGCCGATCTATGCCTGCGGTGTGGGCGCCATGCAAGGCTTGGCCATTCAGCAGAACAGCTCCAAATTCTTCCAGAACATGAGCCGCCCCTCCGGCATGCTCACCGCGCCGGGCGCGATCAGCAACGAGACGGCTGGCCGCTTGAAGGAGGCGTGGGAGGCGAACTACAGCGCGGCCAATCTTGGGCGGCTCGCGGTGTTGGGCGATGGCCTCAAGTACGAAGCGATGACGGTCAATGCCGTCGATGCGCAGCTCATCGAGCAGCTGAAGATGACGGGCGAGATGATCGCTGCATGCTACCACGTTCCCGGCTACAAGATCGGCGTGGGCCAGATCCCGGCCGCGGCCAACACCGCCGTGCTCAACCAACAATACTACGACCAGTGCCTTCAGTACCTCATCGAGAAGATGGAGAAGCGACTGGACGAAGGGCTGGAGGTTGAGCCGCCGTTCGAGACTTGGCTGGATCTCAACGCGCTGCTGCGCATGGATCCGGCCGCGCGCTACGACTCGCACAACAAGGCGATCGCGGGCGGGTGGATGGCGCCCAACGAGGCGCGACGCGAAGAGGATATGGTGCCGGTGGCAGGCGGCGACACGCCGTACCTCCAGCAGCAAAACTACTCGCTGGCCGCACTCGACTTCCGCGACAAGGAAGCGATCAAGCCGGTGGAGGAAGGCGGCAGCGCAGACATCCAATCCTCCGTCATGAATGGCGCGCAGATCTCCGGGTTGCAAGCGCTCATCGTCGCGGCCGCGGCTGGCGAGATCCCAACAGAGTCCGCGCGCGCGACGATCGCTGCTGCATTCCCGTTGCTTTCAGACGCGCAGATTGATGCGATGATTAGTCCGCTGGATGGCTTCGAGCCGCCGCCAGATCCTTCTGCGCCGCCGCCCAACGCGCCGCCGGCTG